TATCCCATACATAACAGAAAGAAGAAAGGACACACAATGGCAAAAACAGACTATCAGACAGTTATAGAGAAATTGAAAGAGGCAGTATATTTTTCAATTTGCTATAAACCTAAAAAGTATAATGGCAAACCTATTTACAGAAATGCTAAATGGGACAACAAATGTAAAATTGGTAACGGATATATTATTTATTACGATAGAGATAGAGGCGGTTATAGATGTGCAAGTGGCGATAGTGCAATATCTTTAGAACAAGGGTCATTAAACAATGGCTGATTATTATTGGTGCCACGGTCCGGAGTGTCATACAAAAGTAACAACGGACCGTGTGCGAGGTTCAAAAGGTTCTAAGGTTCTAAGAACTAGAAAAATAAAACAACACCACAACGAATATTATGACGTTAATCGTGCGTGGAATTATTTTTGTAGTCAGACTTGTCAGAACGATTTTTGGGAAACGCACGGCAATGCAATCCGACAGATAGCGCCACGATTAGAGCCGCTCGAAACACCAATCGAGGACCCTAAAAAAGAAACGACCGAATATCAATACGGAAGTTATACAAGGACCATAATAAACAAACTTGACAATGCTGAACAATAGTATAATATCCCATATATGACACAAACAAAAACAGAAGAAAGAAACATCAAAGTAACTAATCCTTATTCTGGTCAATCAGAAATGTTAACTCAAAGCGAGGCAATACATTACCACATGATTAAGAAGTTTGAGGAGTTAGGTAAATACGATCTAATGCAAGAGGGACTAGATAGATTTAGTAGAATGAATCCCAAAGCATACATGACCCTATTAGATTAATCTTATATATAAACTAAACATTAGAGGGCGCCTGCGGCGCCCTCTTTTTTTGCGCGCTTCGCGCGCTCGCTGATCGCGGGCCCACCCACCCACAATGGATCCTAATGACTTGGTAAACTTGCTGATTGCGGGCCCACCCACCCCCTAAAAACAAAAAAGGGGTCCCACATATATACCCCTATATAGCTTGATTTAGACATACATAGGGGTTAAAAATATAAAAAACACATTATGGATGTTGAGAAGATAAAAAATAAAATAAAAAATTGGCCGCCAGAAGATGCAGACGAGTATCTTAAAAGAGCTGTCGCTGTAAAAACTATAGATAAGAGAAAAGAAATTTCTGATAATTTTCTTGCTTTTGTAAAACACATGTGGCCAGGTTTTGTTGAAGGTAGACACCATACCCAGATAGCAGAAAAATTTAATAAAATTGCAAAAGGAAAATTAAAAAGATTAATTATTAATATGCCCCCTAGGCATACAAAATCTGAATTTGCTTCTAACTTCTTGCCTGCATGGATGGTTGGTAAATTTCCTAATTTAAAAATTATTCAAACCACACACACCACGGAACTCGCTATACGATTCGGTAGAAAAGCAAAAAGTTTGATTGACACCCCTGAATATCAAAAATTTTTCAAAACAAAATTAAGACAGGATTCACAGGCCGCGGGCAAATGGGAGACAGAACAGGGCGGTGAATATTTTGCAGCCGGTGTTGGAGCAGCAATCACGGGCCGTGGTGCGGACTTACTTATCATCGACGACCCACACTCTGAGCAAGACGCATTGAATCCCGAAGCGCTGGAACGTGCTTATGAATGGTATACATCTGGTCCAAGACAACGTCTTCAACCTGGTGGAGTTATTGTCGTTGTAATGACTCGTTGGTCACAAAATGATTTGACCGCAAAACTAATCGATGCACAAGCTACAGATATCAAATCAGATAAATGGGACATCATAGAGTTTCCAGCTATCTTACCAAGTAACAAACCTGTATGGCCACAGTTTTGGAAACTGTCAGAATTAGAAGGTGTCAAAGCTTCGTTGTCCTTGGCTAAATGGAATGCACAATGGATGCAGTCACCATCGTCAGAAGAAGGTGCTATCATTAAACGTGAATGGTGGAGAACTTGGGAATCAGAAAATATACCTGTTCTAAAACATATTATACAATCTTACGACACAGCTTTTACTAAAAAAGAAACATCAGATTATTCAGCTATTACGACCTGGGGTGTGTTCAGTCCAGACCAAGATGGTCCAGATCACTTGATATTACTTGATGCTATCAAAGGAAGATACGAGTTTCCTGAATTAAGAAGAAAGGCATTAGAACAATATCAGTATTGGAAACCTGAGACAGTTGTGATAGAGTCTAAGGCTTCTGGTTTACCTTTGACACACGAATTACGTCAAATGGGTATACCGGTGGTTAATTATAGTCCTAACAGAGGTAACGATAAATATGTTAGGGTAAACGCTGTATCTCCACTTTTTGAGTCGGGTATGATATGGGCGCCTAATAAAAGGTTTGCTGAAGAGGTTATAGAGGAGTGCGCTGCATTTCCGTACGGAGATCACGACGACTTGGTTGATAGTACAACACAAGCTATTCGTAGATTTAGAGAAGGCGGTTTTGTATCTCACCCAGAGGATTACAACGATGAAGACATCGCACATGAAACTAAATTTAACAGGGATATAAATTACTACTAATGAGTATTGCAAATATTATTTATAAATATGTTGTTAAAGGTCTTGCTAAAAATGAAGGCGGCATAACACAGTTACCTACAACACAAAAAATAACTCAAGCTATGGAAGATATTTTCCAAAGACTAAGAGATGGTGGTTTAAATCCTGTGAGTGCAAAAAAATTAATTCAGAACGAAGATGATTTAAAAAGAACTTTATCAGAAATAGATCAAGCTGAGATTATGGAAATCAAAAGAAGACAAGATGCAGCTGAAGGTATTGAAACTGTATTAGATAAAATGAATCGAGGTATACCTTTAAATCCAGGTGATCAAGCTAAGATTGAAGGTGCGGGTATGAAAACAACACTGGACGCGTTCAGAGGTTTCGAACCAAAAGTTATTCAAGGCGGTAAAGGTAAAAAAGGAATCGAAGAATTAATTGAAGAAGGAGTTGTTACAAAAGGAATAGCACCTAAAACAAGTAGAGAAACAATTAAAAGAAAATCTATGATTGATCCTAAGCTTACCGAAGAAGAAAATATTAAAAATATAATGAAAGAAAACAAAGCCTCTGCAAAAAGATTAGAATCTAAAATGAATAAAGAAAAAGATCTTGGTGATAAACTAAAAGACTTTGACGGCGATCCAGATGCCATGGCAGATGGTGGCCTCGCTACAATGTTCAGGAAAAAATAAATGTTTATAGAGATACTAGATAGATTAAAAGGGGAGCGCGGACCGCTGCTTCCTAAGAAAAAGCCAGAGAAAGAATTACAAAAGATAAGAGACGCTAACTTTGAAAAAGCAAAACCTGCATTAGAGAATCCTGATGAAGTAAGACAGATGTTTGCTAAAGGTGATTTTGTTACACCAGGATTATATGGCCAAGGTGTAAGAGGATCAAACATACCTTTAAGTGACTATGAAAAAAAATACAAAGGAATAACTGAATATTATAATAAAACTAGATCAGGTAAATGGAGTTCTCTAACTCCACAGCAAAGAAGTAGTTTTATAAAAACATTTGAAACAAACATTTTAAATCCAAAAGGATTATTAAAAGAATTAAGAGCTGATCCTAAAAAATTAGAAAAATTTAAAAAAGACGTTGCTAATAACTCTCGTGTCGAAATTAGAAGAATGTATGGTACAAAAGGTGTTCCTCTATCTGAATCAATTCTAGGAAGAATTGTAAGAGAGTTTAATATAAAAAAATTTGGAAAACTTGCTCCAAGAGGACTAGATAAAATAAAACCTGAAGTTACAAAAGACGCAAATAAACTTTTAAATATTTTAAAAGATAATCCAAATATTAGTTCAGATGAACTTATTAAAAAATCTAATCTTTCTAAAGGAAGATTTAGTTCTGCGGCGCAGGCTCTGCAGGCTGATAAAATTTATGAAGGTGAAAAACGTTTTAATATTCCTAAAAATTTAAAAACAAGAATAGGTCAAATTAATGTTCCAAGAGGTGTAGAAGAAGATTTAGCTGAAAAAAAAGTATTAAAACCAAAAGAGATTAAAAGAAGTTTTACTGATCCGAGAAAAGCAATTTCTAAATTTTTTGATAAGGGAACTGTATTTGAACATACTTTTCCTAAAACACTAATTCCTTTTATAAAGGGAGAGAAAAATCAAAAAACTTTAGAGATAACAGGAACTAGAACTTCGACTTTTTTAAATCAATTTAAAAGAAGATTTGATAATTTACAAAAAGGTGCTGTGACTAAATTTTTAGAGGATGGTGATTTAAAAGCTTATAATAAAACTATTGATAATATTAGAAACACAGTAAAAAAAGCAACGGGTGGATATGAAATAGGTTATATAAAATTTGACAAAAATAAAAATGCAACTCCTATGGTAAATGCAAAACCTGTTACGGAGGGTTTTAAACAATTTGGACTAGAGACTAATCAAAGAATGTCCGCATTTAAAAACGCTAAATATTCTTCTACTCTTCTTAAAAACTATTTAAAAAATCCAAACGCAGAAATATTCAATAGTTTAAAAATAGAATTTCCTCCTCAAAGTATTTCAACTAATACTATAAAAAATTTAGATGTTGCTGCAAAAAGTTATGAAAAAGCAAAGCCTTCTTTAGGAAACATAAAAAAGTTTACTAACTTTGCAAAAAAAAATATAGAAAACCCATTAGTTAAAGCATTATTTAAAACATCATATGGAAAAGCAGCGCTAGTAACAGGAGCTACTTTATCTCCAAGTTTATTAGCAGCAGATGAACCAGGAGTTCAAGAAGCAACAAGTATTTTACCAGAAACAGTTGCAGCAGGAACAGGAGCTGCAGCAGTAGGAACTAAAAAAGGAAGACAACTTATTGGTAAGGGTTTTAGAGCAGCAGGTAAAGCATTAGCACCTTTAGCTATACCACTTGAAGCAGGATTTATGATTAACGAAATGCAAAAAGGTAAATCAATGGGAGAAGTTTTGGCAAGTCCGTTTATGTTACAAACTGCAGTTCAAGGTATTCAAGATGTTTCAAGAATGACTCCTGTGGAAAGACAAGCTAAAGCTAGAGAATTGATAGAGTCTGATGAGTCTGATTTAAGTTCTGATTTTTACACACCTGATCTACAAGGCATTGAATCAGTTAATTTAGAAGAAGTTCAAGAAAGATTAAATACTCAAAGAGAACTAAACAGACAAGCAAGAATAGCTTCTGAAGCTCCAGAACTTATAGATTATTATGGAGAAGGTTTTGAGGACGGTGGTCCAGTAGATAAAGGAAGAAGAAAATTTATAAAAGGTATGGGTATATTAGCTGCATTACCTTTCATAGGTAAATATATAAAACCTGCAACTAAAGCAGTTGAGACTGCAGCACCTGTCGTTGCAGAAGGTGTA